TGGTCTTTATATACCTTGCTCTCAACGCCCTCATGGAAGCGGATTTGCGAAATAAATCTGTTCTTGTTCATTTGTCTGCCTTCATCTCTAATCTGTCAAAGATTTTGCCAAGCATATCCTTTATGTCTCTTATGTCATCACGATAATCATCACGGCGCACATAAGTCTCTGGCATAACCGCTGACCAGTTATCTATTCGTTTATTCAATAGACTAATTCGTTCCCACATGGTTCTTATAAAAAAACCAACTAATAATGTGGCGATAAACCACAATACGTTTGACATTGTTATTTGTTCCATCACAAAGCCTCTGTGCATGAAAATGTTATACCAAACTTTGAAACCTCATCTGTATCCCAACCCAAATCTGCGGTATCCATTCTAAACACACCAACCGCGCTAGTATAATCGACCGCCGCGCCATCACTTGCCGCAACCTTGATAGGCGGTTCAATATTTACAGTTGCCACGCCATCACCGTTTGAATTGGCGTTATCAACAATCATGTATAGCTTTGCCGCCGCTGCACTACCAATCTGAATGTAATCACCAGCTTTGAAAACATTCGTCATATTCGCGTTATTTGTATCAATGCCTATAGTGAAATCGCCAATAGCAACCGCACCCTCTAATGTCGCGCTTGTGGTCACGCCGCCCTGTGGGGCTTTAGCGTCTGGGTCAAAAAGCAAGAACGTGCCAACCCTGCCATGCAGCTTCATCATGAACGCTTCCCAATTAGCCGCATCAGCCCTTAACATAGGCGGCAGAGTTAGCGTGGCTGTCCACAGAGCATAGCCATAGTCATATACTTGTTGCTGACCTGTAAATGGCGATTCAGATACCGCTGTAACACGTTTGAGTGACCAACGAGCCTTTTGAAAGGCTGGGGCTGATGGAAGTGTTAATGGATAAGATGGTGCGCCCATTATGCAAATGCCTTGCTAATTGAGTTGCCTCTGCGTTTTCCATCAATCATTGCCTGTATGGTTTCAGATTTAATCCTTGGCATCATGGACATAACTTCAGCGCGAACTGTTTGAGCAACCCCTGTTTCAATATTAATGTTTTGGTTAACAACCACTGGCGAACCGCCACCCATCATGTTTTTGGTATCATGATTGTTGCGAACAACCCCTGCGGTATGAGGCACAAATAATTCTGGTCCGCGTTCACCTACAAGAGTAGGCATTGCCATTCCACCGCCAGCCCTGCCGTATCTGCTTATAGCACCGCCGCCAGCATGGGATAATGTTGAGTTTGCTTGCGATGCGTTACCAGAGCCGCCAAAGCTACTGACTGACCCACCACCAGCCGCGCCAAATATTGAACCCATTAAAAATTTGATAATTTGAGCCTTGATTGCATCAGCTATCATCTGTTTTATTATTTGCTTAAATACATCCCCAAGAGAAGACATTGAAAGTTTACCACTCACAAATGCTTCAGCAAGAGCGTTTGATATTCCATCAGCGACTTTCTCAACACCTTTTTGAACCTGTATAAATGTCGGGTCTAATTCCATCATAGATTTGTTTACTGATTCTACTCCAGCATTGAATTGCTCTTGATTAATCTGATTTGCTGCGTAAGCATCACCAAGATTAGCCATTGTTTCATTCAATCTCTCTTCTTCAGTTTTCAAGCTCTCAACAAATGACGTACCTTTTGAAACAGAATTATTAAACTTGTCTTCTGCCTTTTTCTGGGCGTCTGTAACTTGTATTGATTTTTGCTTTGCTTCAATTAATTCCCTAAGTTTTTCTTTGTATTCTGGAGCAACATTCTCACCTAATTGCATCATGATTGTTTGATATTCCAACTCAGAAGCTGAAAGGTTTTCATTTTCTAAATCAAGTAACTTTGATTCTGATGTGAGAGCGGAAATTGTATCTTTGACCTTTTTGAGTTCACCATCTCTTAACGCTTGAGCAGTCGCGGCATCTTTTGCCGCTTGAGCTTGGTCTTCTAAGGTCTGTTTTAACTCAGCTTCTTCTGTATTAAGATTTAGCAGTGTTTCAAATTGCTCCCTGCTTATTCCCTCAAGGCCTTGAGCCGCCGCAGTGGTGGCTATGTATGCGTCAGTGACATTTGCCGCCTCTAATTTTAAAAGCTCCAACGCATTTCTTTGGTCTTTTAAAGCATCTGTTATCTTTTGTGCGGCCTTCTGCTGTCCTTTAGTTGGTGCATCATCTTTTGAAGCATCTGGCGCGATAATAGAGGCTACACCAAAACTATCAGCAACCATCTGTGTGGCTAAATCTTCATTCCTTTGGGCAAGCTCTGCCATTTCTTCGTTGATGCCAGCTATTCTGATTCGTAGAGCTTCAGCCCCAGCAAATTTTCCATCAACAAAAAACCTTTGCATTGCTGATGCAAAGTCCTTGTTGTTCATTTCTTCATTCAGTCGCGCTTGAGCCGCCACCAATTCAAGCTCTTTTTCAGCCAGCAACTCAACATTTGACGCCATCTGTTCCATGATAACGCTGGCGGTTTGCGCTTCTTCAATAATGCCAACTGCTTCAAGGAACTCTGTCAGAGCCTTTGCGCCATCTGTAAGACCCTTCACTGTATCTGCAAGGGCTGGCAATAAAGGCGTTAATACAGAGACAAGCAATTCATCTAATTGTGCTTGGAGAGCTTTTGAGCGATTGGCAAAACTGTCTGCCGTTCTAGCCGCGTCACCGTGGGCATCTGTTGTGCCAGCTAGAATAAGATTCATTCTGGCCTGAACCTTGGTGGCATTATCTACGTCAGCGGCGTTTTCCGTAACGCCCATGCGATATAATTCTTGTTGGAGAGTGGCTTCAGTAATGACGATGCCAAATCGCCTTACTGTCTCATGGTTGCCAACCAGTGCTGACTGAAACGCCGCCATTGTTTGTGTATCAGAGGCGTTGTTAAATGACGCAACATCCACTGCAAGTTTTGTAAGATTAACAGAGAGTTTAGCGGCTTCGCCTCTGGCAAAACCCATAGGAACGAAAGTATCCTGAATTGAGGATGCCATGCCCTCTAATTCAAATGTGCTTCTTCCTACCTCATTCCCAAATGCTTCTAAAGATGACCTGACCTCACCAGCGAATTGACCAAACACCACTGATGACTTTGCTTGCATCTCTTCTACGCCAGAAGCAAATTTAACAGCCGCCATTCCAGCTTTAGCAAACTGTTGAATGACAACAGCACCCAAAGCAAGCTTGGCTACATTCGCAATTTTATTAAACCCCTTCGCCGCACCTTTTTGGGTGTCATCTACGCGACGGTCAAATTGCTTTAATTTTCGATTTACATCCTTGAGGTCAGCTTCAATTCTGACAAGTAGGGTATCAACAGTTGTAGCCATTAGTCGGGGTACATCTCCATCAAATCTACGAGGTCATTCTTTCTTAGTGGCGGCGGACCACTTGAATGAAACTCAGAAAATCCATTGATAGCGGCAAAAAACTCTGGCAAGCTCATGTTCCAAAAATCATCAGGACGAATTTGCATTTTACCAAATGCTGTTTCCATCCAATCTTGCCACGGCAGTCCCTCGCCTACACCAACAGTACCTCCGCCTCCTGTTCGTTTCCCTCATCACCCGCAGATAACACACAGGAAGCAATGTCTCCTATAGACTTTATAGCATCAGACAATCCAGCGTCCCACATAACAAGCCCAACTTCTTTTTCTTTTATATCAAGCCCACCGCTTCTTAACGCGGGAGTTAATATCTTAATCATCTCAGTTGATGTTAAATCACCTTCAGATAAGGACTGCATAATTTTGACAACGCTTCTGCCAACAGCCGTTTCAATTCTTACAATTACATCTAAAGTAATTTTACAATCATACTTCTTCTTCCCCAGTGTTATCGTCAGTTCTCCGCGCTTTGGATTTGACATCCGCTTTCTCCTTGGCTTCTACCAATAGTTCTTCGCCCCTTTGGGCTACATCATGAACGGTTGCGGCGGTATATGTTTGACCACCGCACTTAAACTTCCCATCAACCTTTAATTCTGAGGTGGGTGGGATATTAAAGATGGTGGCATCTTCATTAGACATCATGTGTCCGCTAAAGGTCTTGCCACCAACTTCAATTTCTACTTGAACCCAAGTCATTCATTACACCGTAGCGAATGTGATTGCGCCAGAGCTTTCAAAGCTAAAGCTGTAGGTCACTTCACCATTATACTCACCGCCATATTCTAGGGTTGTAAGCATAAACTTTCCAGTGAACGTGCCAAAATCAGGCACAATAAATTGATAGTTTGTTAAGGCTGCTACGTTGAATTTGCCTTTGAGTGTTGCCTCTGAGGCAGAATCAGTAAACACGCCACTACCTGATACACTGATAGAGTTCACCCCACCCTGCGCTAAGATAGTTCTAGCATTTGTTGAGTCTTTATTTGTTACGTCAACCATCTCATCATTCATGGTTAAGGATGTTGAACGCATACCACCGATTGTTGTGAAAACCTCTGGGCTTGCCGCATTACCGATTTTCATTAACAGGGCTGAACCTTTTTGTGCCGCCATGTCTAGTCTCCTTTAATTGTCTGACACAACAGCACGAAATCTCATGACACCATGCCGTGTAATACCATCACCCTCTGTAAGTGTCGTTTGAAACTCATGTTTCAAGTTCACCCCAGAAGCACCCGAAACAGTATATGACACATCATTTAATGCGGCGTATACTCTTTTCATGATTTCTTTTATATCACGGTTTCCACGATATTGCGACCATATATGAATAGTCAGTGTATGTTCGTGAAAATCCTTGTCTTTGGCGGAAATATTAGTAGCTGTCTCATCACCAATTACAACATATGGATACGCTGTACCTTCTGGCACTTCATCAAATACGCCAGTGATTGCATTGCCAGCGTAATCAGTAATGTTAGCGGCTACCAACTTAGCGAATACTGATTTTTGTAATTCCCATGAGTGTAAAGCCATTATTTAGCCTTTATCATCTGTTTAGCCAACCTGTTAATCTTTGGCTTGTTTTCTTCTAAAGCTGGTTGCATAAAAGGTCTAGCCGCCATTTTTGATGTGCCAAACTCTAATGCTTGAGAATAATCAGCGCGGCTCTCAACATTAGCCCCCAACCCATTAGTGTCTATATCAAGAACAATATTATTTACAAGAAAACCTGTATCTGTGGCAGGGGGTTGCCCTGCGGATGATGCTGTGTGTGTTCTGCGCGGGTTATATAACTGATAAGTCACCCCAGACTTTGCACCTTGATTTATAGATTGAACGGCTGTATTTCGCACTAAATTACCAGCCCTGCCCACCAAAGCCTTCAAATCACCCTCATAATCCTTGATTACGGACGCTGTGCGGGACTTGCGTATGATTTTGGTAGTTACCCTAGCCATTACGTTGCAACGCCTTCCTCGGCTAAAATCTCAAGGTATTTGTCACGCTCGTCTTTATTCTCAATTCTGCGGATATTGAACGTGCGAGTATAGCTTGCCCCATCCGCTGTGTAAGAATACAAGATTCGGTGCGCTACTGTAAGATTACGCCTAAACCTTATTGTGATTTTGTGAGTTGTGCGACCTTCATTCTGGTCACCAAAGAACCTCTCGCCACCACCTTGAGCCTCTATTCTTCCAAACGTAGTTGCAAACGTAGAAAATGCACCAGCATTTCCGCCCCCGCCATCTGCGCTTGTACCTTTTGCTTGCAAGGCCAGAGAATGCTGCATCTTACCGATAGCCAAAACCCATACCCCCACCATAAGAGCTAACGCCGTACCTCATAATAACATAAGGCTGCAATAAAGAGGTAATCATCATTGGCGGGTTTAACGCCCTGCCCTCATCATCACCTCTGTGTTCATACAAAAATGAAATATATTCTAGCATAGCAACACGAATTGGCTCTGGGACAGTGCCTCTTGAATCGCCATAGCCAGTTACATATTCAACCTCTATTCCATTTGCATTGCGTAAATCTGTAGGCCATGACCCGCCATCACGCAGAACAATCCGCGCTGGCTCTCTTACCAAATCGCTGTAATAATTAGATGTAGCAAGAGTTGAGGCCGTGTTATCATCGGTATATGACTTGATGTGCGTAACTGACTGCACTGGTGACCGTGGTAATTCGATGTAATTTATTCTTGGCGTATCAGAGTAGCCTGTGTGAAAGCCCTCTTTGATTGGCACATCAACATAGCCTATTCCATCCAAAGACAGAGTAAACGTGGTGGTCAGTAATGTTCTGTTTGTGTAATCCTCGCACCAGAACCTAGCCGCCTGTATAAGATTGTTAACAAGCGTGGTGTCCACATTTGCATCTAACCGCAAATACGATATGGTTTCAGCGGCATCAAGCGGCTCATTCTGCGGGGCGGTTGTAATCGTTAAGCCACTCATGTCGTTCTCCTAATCCGCATCTGCAATGGTTAGTTCGCCAGCCGCTACTTGGCGCATGATTTCTGCGTAGTCTGTGTTGTCTGTTGAAATTGGAACTTGAGACACAACTCCATTAATCGCTACCTCAATGGCAAACTTTTCATCTTGTGTATTATTTAGATACTTTGGATTTTGATACATACCTTTATGTTCCCTTACAATTCCGCTTCAGCTTGGTAATGCCCTTGAAGGGTATCAGTTATACCAACAATTCCAGAACTCAGCACAAAGCCATAACCGCTTTGACCGATACCCGAAATCGCGGAGGCTGCTGTAATATCTGTGCCTTGCGAGGCATTTCTCCATTTATTTGCTGTGCCAGTAGAACCAGAATACCATATTACTGTTGGAGCAGCCCTCATAGTAACAGGCCAGAACACATTTCCAAACGCCCTGTTTGCATTACCAACACAAGCAGCACCTATTACACCCGCATTGGTAGTTACAGCACTGCCTTGTGACCAAGATTTTGCAAAATACCTCTGACACTTAGCTAACGTAGTTCCTACGTCCTCATGCTCAAACGGCGTGGCTTGTTCGCCTACTTCAAGCTGGACGCCTGTGATGTACCATTCGTTGCTTGTTGAAGAAAATAAATTTGTTTGCCCTACTGCCCTGTTAGCATTTGTAGAACTTGCCCAACTTGTGTTTAATGTGCCACTTGTTCTGTCAGTACCTGATGCAAGAAACCACTGTACAAATAATGAATTTGCATTGTCGTTACCAAAAGCACCTGTGGTATCAGCAGGAAAGCTAATTGTTTTTCTTTCCCATGTATTAGCACTATCTATTGTATAGGATTTACTAACTTGTCTTGTATTGTCATTATCAAAAAGTTCAACAATATATGTGCCAGTAACATTAGATTTTACATAAAAAGATAAAGCATACTGTTTTGCATCTGACGTACCTTTTGCAAAAAATTGTACGTTTTGGCCTTCTAACAACTGACTTAAAGCTGCTCCACTAGAAGCATTTAAACTAGATTCTGCTGTTGTAATATCTACTTTTAAACTATTTGCAAATCCATCAGGCGAATCTGTAGACTGTGTAATAGTAAATCTACCGCTATTCATGGTAAAACCATATCTAATTCTATCTAAAGAATACACACCTGCTGACCCACCTAAACCAGTAAAACTCGTTCCCCGCTGTGCCACCTGCATCGCACCGTTGATAATTATGTTCCTGTTTGATAAAGCCGACTGCGAACCAATCAGCGCGGCTAGTTGTGCTGCTTTACTCATGCTAAGTCTCCGTGAATAATATGATGCACAAACTCGTGGTCATTTGTATTTCCATTATAATCTCTACCGATTGACCTTATTATGGTGGTGGAGATACTTCCAGATGCTGCATTTTTAGGTGCGTTACAGATATAACCAGAACCACTAGATGTTGACATCGCTGACACTGCAAAATCATCATTGCTCATAGCAGACGCAAAAGTTGTCGTGTAATCAGAAGTGCCATTATCTGTAATACTAGATACTGAAAAACTGTCAC